AGTATATCTATTTCTACTAAACATGCCTTCAAATGGATTACTTATGTTTTCTTGACTATTAAAACCTTTTAAAGCACTACCATACAAGCCAGCCATAGCTCCTGCTCTTCCTAGAGCTGCACCTGACCTCATGTTAGCTGCATTCCAAGCATTGCCACTTCTAAACTTTGCTTGGTCCATAGATATTTGTCCATAAGGAGTAGCTAGTTGACCTATACCTATAGCAGACATCATATCTTCTTGTTGTCTACGCCTCATATTATCTAGTTGTTGCTGTGATTTAACATAGGATTGTTGACGTGCTTTCATTCTGTTCATGTTTTGTGATTGCATTAAACCACTATAAGCACCTGCTCCACCTGTTGTTCCTAATCTTCCTTGTTGTGCTAATCTTGATTCTTGTTCTAAAGCTTGTTGTTCTAGCTCAGGATTAAGCAGTGCCAAGTCTGTTTGATACATTTGTTCAGCATATTGTTCAGGACTAAAATTACCAATTTGATTAAAAGCGTTTGTGCTTCTATTCATGTATTGATTCATCATATCACCAAATTCAGTATTTAAATACTCACCGCTATCAGGGTCATAACCACCAAACAATCCTTGGTATTCTCTTAGTTGACTTTCACTCATTGCAAAATCAGCTGCGTTATTAGCTGCACCTTGAGCTTTCTTTGCTTCTCTATTAGCTAAAACTCCGCTTAATAAGCTTGCTCCTAATTTCATCCATGCTGCCATGTCTTATTCTCCTATGCTGTACGTTTCCACATATATACAGTTATATATGGTTGTAAGTTATTGTGTGCACTACCGCTACCTGTTGAACCTGAAGTAGCACTTGAGTTTCCACCTGTTGTTCTAACAATATCGTGAATACTAATAGCATCTGTTGATGTATTTTGTCTATCATAGCTGTGCGTGTGAGCAGGTAGTTCAGCAACTGAAAGTGTATGTGTTGAAGCACCACCAGTTTTTTCTATAGTATTAAAATTACTATCGCCTGTGTCAACACCAACTGGAACTCTTCCTGAACCAAACACTGTCCATGTTGTGCCACCTACTGCTGCTACTACTGCAGCTGAGTTAGCGTATGGTGTAACTGTAGTAAATATTGCACCTACTGGATAAGCAGGAGTAGCTGCTAGAGCTGCTGTAACAAACGCTGTTGTTGCTACCTGATTAGTATTGGTTCCTGCACTTGCTGTTGCAGCAGTGACTACTTGACTTGTGTTTGCTAAGTCTGCTTTAGAGTTAACAGCAGTTTTAACTGCAAGAAACTCTGTATTAAAATCACCACCACTGACTATCTTGTCAGGGTCTGAATCACTTAAAGCATCCTTACCTGACCAAGCTATTTGTAAATTATAATCACTCATCGTATTTTTCCTTGTTTTGCCCAAATAGAAATGTTTTGTAAAGAAGCTTTAAACCCCGATACCGTTTGTATTATCTGTAGTCTAACAACCTTGGCTGCTTTTGACATAGATACTTTATACTCTGTAGGTTGGAAAGCAGTAGCATACTTGGCATTACCATACTTACCTTGTCCCCACAAATAATTGACTCCACCAGTAGTAGGGTCTAATGTAAAGTTAGCTGATGTAGGAGTAACATTGTAATCTCTAAACCAGTTAAGTGTTACGTTCATGTTCTTACCACCTGACCATATAGCTAAGAATCTTTTTAGGAACTTAGATATACCCGGCTGTTCAAAATCTAACCATGTAGTTTTAAAATCTGCTTGGTATGTATTATCTATATCTTGATAGCATTTACTTGTATTAGATTCCCATGTGTGTCCAGCAGTAGTACATGCTGATTGATTACCATAACTAGCAGTAACATCTTTTTTCTCTACATCATAAAACCCTGAGTAAGTAGCTACTTTACCAAAGTAGTTTGTTTCTCCTAATCCAATATATAAAAAATCATCTGTTGATAACAAAGCACCAGGATTTTTTTTACTATCAAAGTTCCAAGTTGTTATACGTGGAGCACCTTCAGGGGTTGTAGATTTAAAATCAAAGACATAAACAATATTTTTACCACCAAAAGACAATATATATGTTCCAGTAGATAAATCATATTGAGCTTTAACTTTAGTTAAATCTGCAGTAACTGTGTGTGTTCTTATTTCATCTTTAATAGCTAGACTTAAATCTGTCAATGGCATCTTGTCTTGTACCATTGTACGAGCTAGTGAACGTACACCTGACGAGCTTAGGAATACAATGTCATCACCAATGACTTGTACTGAATCTCTAGCTACACATCCTACACCTTCAATAACTTCATCTAATTGAAAGGTAGATGCTGCTGGGTCCCAAGGGTCGTTGTAGATAACAATGTTATTCTTACCAAAGATAACTAGCTTACCCATAAAAGAAGCTAGTGCTGTAACCTCGTCACCTGACCATACAGTTTTTAAATCTACTGAACCTGACGCACCACCATTAAATTTATGTCCAATCAATGTATCAGAATAATAAATTACATCTTTATTCTCACCTATGTTTCCTGTCCATATTCTACCGTAGTCACCTAAAACACAAGAAGGTGTAAAAGTTGTAACTCCAGAAGGTGCAGCATAACTTCCTACATCTTCTAAATCTTTCCATGTAGTACCATCATAATTAACAGGTTTGTTTCCAGATTGTACCCCATAAAACTGATTATTAAAGTTTGTAAATTGCCAGTTGCCATCAGTTTTAGTAGTTGCAGAGCCACCAAAAGTTTGTGCGTCTAAAGTGTAAGGAGTATTAGCTACGTTTATTTTATAAAGGTTAGCACCTGCTCCTGCAAACAAAGTAGTAGCTCCTGTTGCACTTCTATACTCACCTAATGATTTAACTTTTAATGTATTAGCTGTAGGATTACCGTCAGTATCTAAACTGCCAGTATGTAGGTTATCTGTTACTTGTTTAATTCCTTCTCTAGTAGTAACACGTCCCTTCTCATCTAACATAATATTGTTAGCTGTTGTTAAGAACTGTGGTGGTAAACTAGCAGCCGATGACTGCCTGTTTAATCCATAGATACCTATAGAGTCTAATACAAGGGGTTGTATTGGTTTAGACGCCATTCCAAATTACCTCATCTGAGTGTCTGCCTACGTCTTGTTGAATTGCATCTGATAATGCTTGTTGATATTGCATCTGTGCCATGTCTGACAATGTACCTCCATCTTCGCCACGTTCAGCGATAGCTCGTGCCCATACCCCCATTATAACAGGAAACTCTGGACATGTCAAGGTATCTGTTGCATTTGTTAAGTCATCTTGTGGGTCAAGCATGTAGAAGTTTATGTTATAAACACCATCAGGCTTAGGATATAACTGTGCTGTAAGCAATCCACTACTTACTCCATTAATAGAAAAGTAAGAAGGAACACCTGAGCTATCAGTAGGATATTGTGTAGACCTAATCCATGAATCAGGTACACCTTGTAACATTTGTCCTTGTTCTTGTTCCTGTACTGATAATGTTCTAGTACGTTGAGATGTGCTAGGCAAGTTATAGCTACGTGTGTTAAGTACAGTAGCTACTGTTTCTACACGTCTTAGTGCTGTCCAATCCCAAGCATCTTCTACTTCTCTTTTAACTTCATTAACAAAGTCACCTATTAATACTTGATAATCTGATGGACCAGAAGCATCTATTAATGCTCCTGACCAGTCACTACCTATACTATCTTCTCGTAGTCTACGTAAGACTGAATTAATAACTTGTCTATATGTCATATTATTTTCCTTTTGCTAATTGTGCACCGAAGTAGAACTCTACTATCATGGTTGCCCATCCAAATATTTCATCCATCTTTAATACAGAACCAGCTTGTATTTGTATGTACTCTACTATGTCCGGTGTAAACTGAATACCAAAGAAACTAAATCCTTCTGTTACTGTAGGTATTACTGTTGGTACATTAAAAAATACAGGTGCCACTTGTGTAAAAATAATTAATGCAAGTATAACTAATATAATAATTCTTCTATTCATAGCAGCCATAGGGCTTTCTTTGTCTGCTCTATCTCTAGCTTGATTAATAGAATCATTACGTGCTTGCAAGTTTTGTATCATTAGCTTCTGGTTTTCTGCTGCTGCTTGACTCTTTAATGCAAACAACTTACCAACAAAGCCTAACATTATTGGTGCTACATTAGTTAAGAATGTTATCATATTGCTAACCTCATTGCCTCTATAATTCCTACTTGTCCTATAATGTACCAAGCAAATGCACCAAAGACACCCCATTTAATTTGAAGTAAAGAAGTGTTAATCTTTTGTATACATAAATTAGTGTCATCAATCTTGCTAAACAGCTTTGCTATTTGTCCAGAATGTTTGTCTAATTGTAATTGCATTCTACTAAGTTCATCATTCATTTCTTTTTAAATCCTTTCTTCATATTAGCATAGGCTTTCTTGCTGATAGTAGATTTCTTTTTGCTTCTACTAATACCTTTCTTTTTCCTAGCATTAATGTTTGCATATAGTCCTCGTCTAGCCATTACCATTTCACCTTGTTTGCCCAGTACGCTGCACTGGTTTTACCTTTAGCTATGTTCTTAGC